TCTTACTTCAACTTTCGCGGCTCCGGCTGGACAAGTTGGTAACAGTGCGTTAGCAAATGGCCTAATGGGAACATTAGGTGGAGTTCCAGTATACCAATCATCTCTAGTGAACCTAGCAGATGGTTCGACTGCAGGTGACTACGGTTGTGGAATCTTCCACAGAGATGCAATCGCATTGGCAACTATGCAAGACATTAAAATCGAATCTCAGAGAGAAGCGACTTTAAGAGGTTTTGACATCGTTGGTTCAGCGATCTACGCCACTGGTGAGTTATACGATGGTGCAGGTATCAGAGGATCATTCGACTCAACAATTGAGTAGTTTTAACGACTAAGGAGAAATCCTTGCTCATACTAGAAAAGCCCTGTAGCAATATGGGGCTTTTTTTTTAAGTAAAGATGCCGTCCTTGACTATGTGGATTGTTGGGAGTGGACGGCACCAAAGCACGGCACACAGTCCATAATCCAATAAATAATTGTAATTGCAAGAGGAAGGACCTCTTGGAATAATTTAAAGAAGGACTTTAACAATGGCGACATTCGCAACAGACACGAACCTGAAAGAATACGAACCTGACATCCACAAGTATGGAATACAGGATTTTTCAGACCTACACTCAAAAACATACGAAGACATAATCAGACTACTGAATATAAAATGGTGGCCCACAGCCAACATTTCTGATGGAAATATAACGATAGCTTCCAACACAGCATCCAAACTGACTGCGAGCAAATTGAACAATGCACAGTTCGTTAGATTGGCCTGCTACAAGGTGCTGGGAGATTACATATATCCAAGATTGTCTACATTTGATCCAGACGGAGATTCCTTCCAAAACAAAATGAATTACTACAAGGACAAGGCCTCGGAAGAACTAGACCTCATCCTAAGGGAGGGCGTCCACTACGACGCTGACTCATCTGGCACATTTGAAGAATCAGAAAAGAAAGCATTTTATCACGGTAGGTTGATTAGATAATGTCAGCGAGAGAAAACATAGCAATCAACATATTTGAACAGTTGGAGAACATGACTGATCCGGCACCTAACCACATATCTAGGGAGATATTTGATGTGCAGAAGCTTGCCATCACGCAGTTCCCCGCGATACTGTTGGTGACTGCCAACGAGGACAGGGAAGACATCACGTCAACGGAGAGACTGGGTAGCATACAGTTCCAACTTAGATGTTATGTGAGGGGCACACAGATAGACACACTCAGGAACGAGATAGTAGAAAGAATTGAAGAAACACTTGAGGTTTCAAGGAACAGAGATTTAACATTATCATCAGCCAACATACACAATGTATCAACACAGGTCATAGGTATAGAGGTCGTTGACAGGGATCCACCATTGGGTGAGGTCATAGTGAGCGTGAATGTTAGATACACATACAAAAAAGGAGTATTGTAATATGTCCATGTTAATGTGGAAAGGTAAAGTTTCAAAGGTGATAGACAACAAGGTTGTCTCATCACACAAGAAAGATGGTTGGACTTTTTCAAAACCATCGATAATCAAAAATGTCCGTAGGAGACCTACCAAGGTTGATACAGACACAACGGTTGTCAAATTAAAAGCGAGATTGGGGCAAAGTTCACCTGGTCTATCAATAACAAAGGAGACAAACAATGGCGACTAATACAGGAACATACACAGGCGAAGCCGGTGTAGTTAAGTTCAGTGGTGATGCGTCGGCGGTTACTGTCGTTGCATCTGTGAGAGGATTTGAAATTTCTCAAACTGCAGATGCCGTTGAATCAACAGTCATGGGGACTACAGGCAGAGCATATATTGCCGGCAAGACTTCATACACTGGTTCAATGGACCTTTATTTCAGAGACAATGACGAGAATGGTCAAACAGCACTCTTTTCAGCAATAGGAAATGATCCTACTGCCATCGAGTTATACCCTTCTGGTGAGACAACTGGAATCAAGTTAAGCGGAAATGTAATCATAACCGATCACACAATCACTGCAAACTTTGATGGCATCGTAGAAGCTACGGTATCATTCACAGGAAGTGGTGCATTAACTAGAGCGGAGTTATAATAGTTTTATAACGATGTTAAAAGTGAATGTATCATTCAATTCGACAAAAGCAACTGCTGGTCTAAAAAATTCAATTGATCAGATAGTTCGCTCGATAACCACGGATCTTTTTGATAGTATCAAGAAGATTACACCAGTTCGTTCTGGTCGTGCTAAACGAAGTTGGCGTATGGACAAGAAGTCTAATTCTAGCTACCAAGTTAGGAACAAGCAACCATACATCGAACGTTTAGACGCAGGTTATTCGAAACAGGCCCCTAACGGCATGACACGACCGGCCATACGGGAGGTCCTATCTAAAAATAGGTCAAGGAGAACACGATAATGAGTATAACAGACAAAATAAGCAAACACTACCAAACAAGCATTGGTGGGGAGATGCAGAAATATCATTGCGAGGAGTGGGGCACTGATATCTTTTACAGAACAACATATCCGCTTAAAGACGAAGCCAAGGTTTTGGAATTACAAGCTCAAGGTAAGACCATCGAAGCATTGGTTGAAAGTATTATAACGAAGGCCAGAGACAAAGACGGTAAGAGGCTCTTCCATGATGCTGACACAGTGAAGTTAATGAATGAGGCAGATCCACTTGTAGTGGTAAAGGTTGCAACAACCATTAACAACGCCAAATTGACTGCACCACAGGATTCCATCGCAAAGGAATAGAGTCCAGTGTTGAGTTAAGGTTTGTGATGACGCTCGCGGACAGATTGAAGAAGTCTGTTGAAGAAATATTGCAAATGACGACGCTGGAGAAGGATTTGTGGGCGGGTTATTTTATGTTTGAGCATAAGGAGAATAAAAAGACTATGAACAAACAAAAACAACAAGCAAGGGCTAGAAAATAATGGCAACTACCCCACTAAATGTTGACATCAAAGTCAAGGGCCAGAACGCCCTAGGATCGGTCAACGGACAATTAAGATCAATGCAGACCTCGGGTCTGAAGTTGACATCAATCCTTAAGGGTGCGGGTGTGGCGTTATTGGCCATGGGAGCCGCGAGGTTGGTTGGCAGTATAGTCAACACAGTAAGGACCTTCGAGGATCTAAAAGCAACTTTGGTCACCATCGAGGGTGATGCGATAAAGGCAGGTGAAGCCTTTGAATTGATCAGAAAATTCACAGCAGGAACAACATTCCAACTAGAAGAAGTATCCAACGCATTCGTGACATTCAGGAACGCAGGTCTAAGTCCTACGCAGGACATGATGAGCGAGATAGGAAACATTGCGGCTGGTATGGGCAAGAGATTTGACGATGTTGCCAAAGCAGTATTCAACGCCACAACTGGTGAATTTGAAATGCTTAAACAACTTGGTATCAAGGTCAAGGTAGAGGGCGATAACCTCACAGCCATATTCAGGGGAACAGAAACAAAATTAAAAAACAACACAGACGAGATACTTGGATTCATCAGAAGCATAGGTAAGGAAGAGTTCGCAGGTGCCTTAGAGGCAAGGGCTGAAACATTGAGTGGTGCTTTCTCTAACTTCCAAGATGCATTGGCAGAGACTGCCATGGAACTTGGTGAGGGTGGACTGAAGACCGAACTTACTGAAGTGGCCAGGGGCATGACTGCGTTCATAAGTGAGAACAAGGAAGCCATCACAACCGTAGGAAAATTTGTTGGAGTGACTTTGGGTCTATTGATAGACGCACTAGGAATGGTTGCCAAAGCAATATTCAACGTCCTACACGTCTTGGGCATAGTGACAAATGCCATAGTAGATTTCGGCAAGTCCATAATGAAGTATATCCCTTTCATTGACAAACAATCATCAGCAATGAATGACAACGTGGTTGCCATGAGGAATATGCACGAGGCATACAAGGTCACGGTAGGTGCGACGGAAGAAGCATCAGTATCAATCGAAGAGAACGCAGAGGTGGTCAAAGAAGCCACCAAATCATATGCTTTCTACGAGGACGGTATAATCAGGATCAAGGATGCCACGAAGAGGGCGGAAAAACAACAGAGGGCATTTGAAGAGTCAATCGCGGATGACGTGATACTGCAGGCTCTTAAGAGAACCATAGGTGAAGGGATGACACCATTGGAAGGCAAGATAACGGCAGTGGCCGCAGGAATGCAGGCATTCCAGAACACGGCATCTAGTGCATTGACTGACGTTATAATGGGAACCAAGTCATTGAGTGATGCGTTGGGCGAGATAGTGAACGCAACACTGAAAGCAATGATACAGGGATTCATAAACTTGGGTGTTGTCATATTCATACTTGAACCATTAGAAAGAAAATTAAGAGACATCAAGAACAGACAGAGGGGTATCAACAGCGAACTTAAAACAGAGTTGGCACTGAGGGCGGCCTTGGCAATCTTCACAGGTGGTGCATCAATGTTTGGTGGCTTCTTTGCGAACGGTGGACAGGTATCTGCCAACCAACCAATCGTGGTAGGTGAGAGAGGACCAGAATTATTTGTTCCAGGATCTTCAGGATCAATCGTGTCCAACAGTGACATGGGAGACATGGGAACTGGTCAAGCAGTAGGTGGTGGAGGTGGTGGAGACAGCATCGAAGTCACATTTAACATCAACACAATCGACGCTACAGACTTCGATCAACTGTTGACTACCAGACAGGATCTGATAGTTGGCTTGATCAACAGGAGTCTAGCTGAAAGAGGCAAAAGGAGTTTATTAGCATAATGGCATTATTCACGCCCAACAAAGGATTCAAGACATTAGATTTCCAAAGCAACAGCAACACTCGTGTGACGACGTCAGTGAGCGGCAAGACACACAGAAGAAAGATAGGTGCACAATTTTGGAGTGCCAAACTACAATCACCAGCAATGTCCAAAGTGGACTTCATGGCTGATTACAGTTTCATCGTGAAACAAGATGGATCTTTTGGTGCTTTCACAATCATACTACCTGAGGTTAGTTCCTCAAAAGGCACAGTGTCAGGAGTTATAACTGTGGTGGCTAACACCAGCACAGACCCAGTGATGAGTCCAGTGGCAGGATCTTCCAAGGTTGGTGTGAACACTGTTGCATCAGGCACACTGAAGAAAGGTGATCTAATAAAATTTTCAAATCACAGCAAAGTTTATATGTTGACGGAAGACGTTGACATGGATGGCAGTTCAGTGAACACATTGGACATATATCCACCATTACAGACCACAGTGACTGCTTCACACACAGTGACCTATGACAATGTTCCGTTGACAGTGTTCTCTGACAAGGATCAAATAAAATACGTCACATCATTGGATGGCACATTCAAGTATGAAATAATTTTGAATGAGGAAGTGTAATGACAAGAAGTATTGCCAGTGCAACACAGACAAAATTAGCGGCTAATCAAATATTTGTTGCTGACCTGATAGAATTACAACTATCAACAGCACAATACCTTACCACAACAAATTTAGACATCACATACGATTCACTGACGGCACCTGACGCGGGCAACAACACATACCTAGCACAGGGACAGTTTTTAAGTTATGGAAACATAGTCGAATCAGCGGATCTCAGGATTAACTCCATAGACATGGAGTTCACTGCTGTTGACCTGACAACGATCGGCTTGCTGTTAAACAACAATTTCATAGACAAGAGGGTGGTGATATATAGGGTTATATTGGGCAATGATTACACTTTCGAAGCGGATGATGTTTGGATGTTGTTCGATGGAAACATAACAGCATATGGAATCAAAGAGACCGGAGAGACTGCCACAGTCACCATAACAGTGGCATCACAGTTCGCGGACTTCATGAGGACAAGCGGCAGGAAATCAAATCCTGCGTCACAGAACATACACTTCGCGAATGACAGGGGCATGGACTTCTCTCCACAGATCGTCAAAGACATCAAATGGGGGAAAGCATAATGTATTGTAGAGCAGTCACACCAAGAGACCACAAAGAATTCTACGTCCTGGCATACAAGAGTTTCGTGGAGAGGGAAGACGTTGGTATAGATTTCAACGAGACAGTATTCAACCAAATAGTCAAGAACACATTGGTGCACGAGAGCCATCACATACAAGGATTGTTCGAGGATGACATCATGGTTGGTTTCTGTGTTGTGATGTTGGACAAGATACCTTTCAGCAATCAACCAGTGGCGATATTTGACCTCATACACACGGACGTGGCACACAGGAAGATAGACAACTTCCAGATGATGTTCACTGCCATAATGAAAGTGGTGCAAGACCATGGCGTGAAGAAACTGTGTCTCAACAGCA